TATTTTTTTATTTTAATATTACGATTTTCTTTCCCATATATGGACCTTGATATATGGCGGAAGGATGCTGAATTCCTGTCCTTCTCCGGCTGTGGCAAGATTTCCGCTTAGTCCGTGAGAGTGGGTTCCGTTTTCAGACGTGGTCGGATTTGTATAGCTGGTATAAGGGGAAGCACTACCCGTGCTTTCACCTCCTGCTGCACCTGATTGTCCCCACCCGTTTCCGGATGCCGCCGATTCCATACCGTAGTTACCTCCATTAGGCGCAAACAGGTAGTTTGGATTGCCACTGTCGTTTCTATCCGACATCTTAACACTATGCGAGTGTGACGGCTGTGTGTGGCTATGGCTGTCTACCTTATGACGGTGATTACCTGATGTATGGGTATGGGAACCGGATTCATCTGTTTTCGCAGTAAGTGCATGAGTGTGGGCAGGCATATTCTCAACGCTTAGCACAACCGAAGAGCTGCCACCGGTTGCACCACTTTCCTCCTGCCCGGAGGTACCATAAAGGAAACGACCCTCCAACTTCTCCCAAGTTGTGCCCGGATAACGGACGGCAGGGTTGTCAGTCAACTTAGTTATAAATATCCCGCCCACGGGGACAGGGCAAATCAATATTTTATTAGCATGATCGCCCGTTACTGTAAATATGTATTTTTCTTCTGCCATAGTTTATATTTTTATTCTGATGGATTAAAATCCTCATTTGCAAAATCTTTGTAGTTTTGTATGTACCAGAAACTGAAATCTCCAAATGAAATACATCTCAAAATAATTTCTTTATCCGAAACACGTACTTTTGATATTTGTATTGGGGAGCCTGCTACTGGAATATATCCGGGGTAGAAGAATATACCGTTTTCTTCTATTGTCAGATCAAAGAAGCTTCTGGAAGACCTTGTTGTCATAAACCCGGAATAAATTCTAACTTCTGAACCATTATATTCCGGACTGGGAGCGGGAAGCTCTATGATTTGATCGCCATATATATTTCCGTAACGTACTACAAAGTATCTCCCCTCCGATAAATCCATAGGTGTCGGAGTTGAATCCGCATTTATTTGAAACATCTTATAAGGTAGAGACAAAGACGCCATCAGGTTAAGATTCCCAAGTTCATCCCAGACAAGATTCTTTGATGCAAGGAATCCGCTTCCGTCTTTCTTGAGCGCCCATTTTTCACCGTTTGATAATAGCTCATCGGCATTTATATTATCAGCTTTAAGGCGTGGCTTTCCGTTTTCTCCTATTTCAAAGACGGCAATCTGATTACCATCCCGATCTTTTATCATGAAATTATCGGTTGAAACGTCAATTTCGGCACCGTGTATTTTCAAACCGGTTACAGGGTCAAACTGAATGAATGCGTCTTTATCCCGTGTGCCTGTATAACTGCGTCCGTATGTATTCGAATAGAACTGTTGTGTCTCCTGGTCGAATCCTTCTTCTTTCACCGCCTTTCCATCCAAAGAGTAAGAATCTATTCTCTGCAACATCTGTATGGTAGGAGCAGTAAGTCCGTAGGCGGACAGAAGTATCGCATTCTGACGTGCCGGGTCTGTACGGTTTCCCAGTTGGATTATCTTATCACCCGCTTGCGGAATATCACTGCCTTCAGCACAATCATCTACAGATAAATCAATATAATTTTCGCCTACAGCCAGAACATAACGCCAGTAATAACGGTTGGATACATTTTCATAAACCCCTTCTTTAATGTTGAACTGCCTGCATTGCGCCATGTCTCCGGCTGCGAATTGGTTGATAATGGCTTTCTCACCGTCATCAGTCGTAAAATAACAGCGGTAGACACCTCCAGTTGCTATGGATGATAATAATGCTTTCCCATCAACATCATAAAGGCGAAAGCCGTTTGCATCATAAAGAAGCGCTTCTGAAATCTTTTCCACTTTCGTGCATTCGATACTAGCCAATGTCAGAAGAACCTCACCACCTACCGATTGAAGCTCCTTGATTGTTAAAGACTCAAATATTGCTTTCAGTCTTACATACAGCTCATCAACCTCGATGTATGACCGTCCGGTCTTTGGATCGCGTTTGATGAGGAATCCTGAACCAAGTGCACCGGGAATAAAGTTCTGGGATTCTATATTGTCGGTAATAATACCGCCTAACAGCTTGATAAGAAACTCCATTGTCTCCTCCTGCGCCTTGTTCAAGAAGGTGGCAAGTGATCTCTTTGCGGAGAATACGTTTCTGTCAGACGGGATTGTCTTGTCATTAACCCCAATAACATACACACTCGTTCCACCACCTCCGACAGCAGAGCCGGAATAGGTTTGTCCCTTGTAAGTAAGGGGGTCAAGCTTACTCTCTATCTCACCGATACGGGAATATGAAGCCGTCTCACCAACTGTATAAATCGGGTGATCGTAAGGAAAATCCAGAGGCCACTCGAAACCGATTATTCTTGATTGTCTGCCTTCCGGGAAAAATGCCTTATTTATCAGGTTGACCTTAGCCCCGACTTCGTATGTACGGATATTTCCCTTATTGTAGATGAAATCAGCGGCCATCTCACAATCGTAGGTGGACGGGTCAATCATGGATTTCTTTACGTACTCTTTTGCCTTTTTGAGTAGATTCTGCTCTGCGTCCGGCAACATCTGTTCGGAGATGTATGCGGTATCAAAGCCGTAAAGGATATAAGTATTAGAAGCTTCCGGATAAAGAACATCATCCGGAAGAAAGCGACCGTAATCCTCATTACGGACTATTTCAAAGGTTGTTCCGGTGCTATCGCTCTCTACAATGTTGATAGCAAAGTCCATCCCGGCAAGCTTACCAGTCTGGAATATCATGTGAAGTTCTTCATCATCCAGCCTGAAATCTTCTGTAAAGTTCTTCAGTCCTGTATCTTTGAATTTGTAGATCGGATATTCCTTATCGTTATCGTCTACCTTATCATCGTGGCTTACGCTGGATATTGTACCCTTGTATTGCGGATATTCATCTTCGAATATAACAATCTCTTCGATTGCTTCCTCTTCCGGCATTTCCACGTTATCCGGATCATCGTAGTTTTCATCTCCGATGTTGATACGTTCACCGGTCGGGCTGTATTTATAAGCGTCTACATAAGAAATACCCTCCGGAAGCATAAGACGTTTCTGAACAACTCCGTTAAGGGTCATTTCCTTGTCATCCTTGCTGAAGTAGTTATCGGGAACTTTACCTTTGATGATGTTATCAATGGTGTACCGGTTACCTAAAGAGGCGGTTACACCTTCCGGTAACTGGATAACGTTTGCTGCGTCACCGGTTAAAAGGTCGGGATTGTAAACAGCATCAAAAGTACGTCCGACATTTGCACCGGAAAGGAATGTTACGGAAGTCGTTGCAGAAGAACCGCCATACAGGTTAATATCGTATGTTACATACGCCTGAAAAGTCGATAACAGCTCGGAAGAAGCTGGAGCTGGTACGTGAACGTATACCCTTACTTTTAAATCAGAACTGTTTTTGTCGATAACCAACGTGTCGGAAACCTGTATTTTAGACACAATCTCATATTGTTGATTTTGGGCTAATGAAACGGTCTGATTACCAATAATCACCTCTTTTGATTCCCCGGAAACATTATAGATATATGACGCCTTCAATATATAATCTCCTGCCGGGAGCAAAGCACGGTTCCCTATTTGCGGGACGGCTGTTGATATATTGATTGAAATTCCTTCCGAAACAACTTTATAAGAACCACCCTTGGCTGATGAAGCTAAAGCTTTGTCAAGTGTCCATTCTGTATAAGAGGGAGTAAAAGGTCCGCTACCTTCGTTGCTACTAGCGGTATAGTCTTCCTTATATGTAACTCGTGACGGAAAGTAGCTTATTTTGAGCGGTCTTGACGTATCGGATATATTACGTCCATTAACCTCTTTTACGTCGAATATCAAATCTTTCCGGTAGCTGGAAGGAATGTTGCGGGTGGAGCCGAAAGCGTAGATACGGGTCGCATAAGTGGTCTGGCTGTCGCTGCGTGTCATGCTGTTGACATTCACATTTTCTGTGTCTGTCAAGTCACCGGCTTTGAAATCAACAGGTGAGCTGTATTCGCAACGTCCGAAGCAAATCTTATGATTCTCTATCCACCATTCACACTCCCAAGTCTCCGCCATCTGTGTGAGAGCGTCGATCAGATTTACGTTGTCATAGGAAACAAGCTTGGAAGTGTTTTTTACCGTACTATCGATGTCCCAAGTAAAATCCAGATCCCTGAATTTATAGCCAAGAGCTTTCAGGTTATCCAAAAAGACTTTCAAATGCGTGTCAAGGGTAGCGGTGAGATTCCATGCGGCTTCGCGTCCGGTGGTTTCCGGTGTATAGAAAAACTTCTTGTTCTTCCATTTCCAGTAATAAGCATCAAGGCGGAGTTCGTAGTCGTATGCACCTGTCGTTGTATTGTAGGTAGGCTTATACAGGTCTACAAGCTCGAATATTCCCAACTCATTGTCTACGTAGTCACCTAGTTTGAAATAAACCGGATTGAAAAGGCTAAATAGCAAAGTGATATAATCTTCCTGCATCAAAAGGAAGTGTCTTTTCGAACCCTCATTGATAGGAGTCGAAAAGCGAATGTTGCCGGATATGTCTTTGATGTCTACTGATTCCATAACACACCAAAGTTCGGAGATAAAAGAAAGAGTACCCAATTTTGGGCACTCGCATATACGACAATGAAATCAATGTCGTAAATTAGGTCCTTAAACTCGGGTTTGGTTCACAAAACTTCATTGAGCATTTACCAAAAGTTCTGTCTAAACTCTGCGCATAGGTGATACTTTTACCTAAATAAATCAAGTGATAAATGTCACTGCTGTTAGCTGGAATCTGAATATCAATCACACCTTTGTATAATTCTTCAAAAAAAGCCCTTTTTTTTGCTTGATAATCAGATTTAGAATTGCCTTCTATGGTAAAAGAGAGCGTTATTTCCCGTTCATCAATTTTGGGATTATTAATTATTACACGTTTTCCATGTTCTAATCGGGATTTATTTTCAATAAATTCTTTCATAGGTAATGATGCACCAAGCACATCAAGGAATTTATCTCCCATTCTTACACCCCAAGTCTTGTAAGCATCTCTACCATTTATTAATAAATATGCCATAACCATTTATTTTGTTGATAATCCTTTGGTATTGTTTTTAACTTCCGCCATATCCTTCTGCATTTGCTGGATGGGTTTTATTATTGCTCCGGTATTTTCGGAGATTTGAACAAGTTCGAGATATGAACTTGCTATCAAATCACGTGTGTCATCGGCTATATTTCTCGTTTCCGTATTTATGGAAATAAGTGTATCCGCTTTCATCGTTAGAATATTTAATGATTGGGATTGAGTTATACTTTGATTCTTAATTTCTTCTCCGGCTATTTGCAAGGCGGTGAAACGCCCGTTAAGCTCGTCGATTGAATCCTGTGACGCAGTGGCAAAGCCTTTCTTTGAAGCTTCTTGGGATGAAGAGGAAGAACCACCAACAATGGCATCAATATTCTTTGCTTCTTCTGTAGCAGCTTTTATAATATCATTCCAATCTTTTCTAAGATCGCTTATCTCTTCTGCTGTTAAATCAAGTTTTCCGTTTTCGTCACTATCAGCCAAAAGGGTATATTTTTTATAAAACTCTTGTGCTTTACCTCTTAGTTGGTCTATAACGAACGATTGTAATAAGGCGTTGCGCATTATCTCTTCAAAATCTTCTCCAAAATCTGCGATTCCTCTTTTTCCTCCTTTTAATCCTTCCAGTATTGCTTCTTCGAGACCTTGTGAAGTCGTTTGAAATAAATCCTCATTTAAAGTCTCTTCTAGCTCCTTAGTCTGGTCGTTGAGCTCTACAAATTTGTCAATAGCTTGTTGCATCCATTCCGGTAACTTAGACCAGATGTCGGCATTGCTTTTCATCGCCCAAATCGCTTCCTCTGATATGAGTTTGTTTTGTAGATCATATCCTCCATTAGCTTGTATGAAATCAAATATTTCTTTAGCTTGCGGACCTCCGAAGGCATATTCAGTCATTTTGCCAGCAAACTTACCACTTTTAAAAAGTTGAGCAAGCCCAAATGTTACAGCATCAACATCACCAACAGGCATAGATTTAACTATGTCCCTGTATGCCTTCTCTCTGGCTTTTTCAAGTGTTGTTAATGATTGGGTAGCTGTTGCAAAATAATCATTTCCTGCGGCTTCTTTGAGCAACTCCAGATAACGTTCTACTTGATAATTTATAGAATCCCAATATCCTTCCTGTCTACGTTGATATTCAATATTTCTTTCTTGTTCTGCTTTTGTAGAATCAAAGGCATTCATTACAGTACCCACTAATGTAGTTATGATCCCAACAATTCCGCTAATGCCTTTCACTGTGTCACCGGCAGACTTTTCACCAGTTTTGCCGAATACTTCAAATGCTGTGATGCCGTCATTTATAATATCTACCGCTTTTTGGATGCCTTCTCCCAGTTCATCGGAAAAAGTAGTTCCAAGAGAAGATAGAGAGGACCCTAATGTTGAAATATTACTCTTTATAGATTCGCTAGCTTGTTCCACATTACTCCATGAAGTAAAGGCTCCCTGTTTATCCCCTTTCTTTATTGCTTTCTGATACTTTTCATATTCTTCTTTCAATGTCTTGAAAGGGTTGCGAGCTATAAGGTTTTGGCGAGCATTATTTATGGTATCCATCATAGCTTTCATATCTGTAGCCGACAAGTTTGTAGTCTTGACAAGTTGTTCAGCATCAGATAATAATTGTTCAAGCATATCTGTAGGTAATGCATCAACATCTCCCATTAACATTTTCCAAACGCCAGAATCTTCGATTTCGCTTTTTGAAATAGAATCTATAGTTTTCTTACGCTGTTTTTCTAGTTCTTTTAGGGCATCTTCATATTGTTTCTTTTCAGAATCGCTTTTAGCTTTTGCTAATCCGTCCCTAAGTTTCTTTTCATCGTCTTGATACTGCTTCTCTATAGCTATGCGTTGAGCTGAATAATCACGATATTTATCTAGTATGGAATTTAATTCCTTACTTACATCGGCTATATCTTTCTCTCTTTTATTTTCAGCATTGGTATAACGAGCGGAAATTTCAATAGACTGCTCCGAAGTCAACTTTCCACCCTGTCTTTCACTCAAATCTTTTTCTTGTTTCTTGATGGCGTCAAGTTCTTTTTGATAGTCAAGGTCAATCTGTTTTAGCTTTTTCTCTGTGCCTTCCTTCATAAGATCTATTTCCGCCTGTTGATTTTGGCGACGGAGAGACAGAAGCTCTTCGGCTGATTTTTGTTGGTCTTTTTTTTGCTTGTCAGCCTCTTTTCCTGATTTTGAATCCGAATACTTATCTATTTGCTTTTGTGCTTCTTGTATTTGTTTGGTATATTTATTCCATTCTTCTGAATTCTTTTTAGAAACATCCAAGGCATTACGAGCGTCCTCTGCTTGTTTTTTCTTGTGCTCCCAATACTCTTTATTTCGTATTTCCTCCTTTTCATCCTCTTGCTTTTTCTTTTTATTGGCTTCTGACTGGATTTTCAACAGGTCATCTACATATTTTTGAGCAACTTCTTGTTCAGCTTTAGCTTCTGATAGCTGTGACTCATATTGCCCGTAATATGTACCTCTTTTAGAATCTTCAGCAATCAAGGCATTTATATTATTAACCTTGTTTTGAGCCATCACAAGCCTTGTTTTTGCACCTATACGCTCACGTCTATTAATTTCTTCAGAGATTTGCTTATTTACAGAGAGTATGTCTAATAATTTCAATTTCTCAATATCCATATTTGAGAAAACGGTTGGCATAAGAGATTGTAATTGCTTATAAGCCCTTATCTTATCAAATTGACTAGCACTTTCATTTTTAATAATAGAAACTAATGAATTAACTTTTCCTTTAAGTTCATCTAATTGTTGCTTTTGGATGTCTATTGTGTTATTTAATTGTTTTTCCGCTCTTTCTGTTGCTGTAGTAGAATCATGTAAGGCCCACATTGCTACACCCAACCCAACAACTACTGTAGCTAATGCCACATAAGGATTGGTTAACATGACTGCATTCAAAGCTAGTTGTGCTTTTCGTGCTAATATGCGGGCGTTAGTAAGTCCAATTTCCACAAGTGTATGTTTGCTTTCGGCAGCAGTAACAAGCATCACAGCAGTTCGATATGTACCATAAGTAACCACTAATCCAGTCAATACTTTACCTACCGTTTCATAATTCTGAATTAACGAAATAGTCATCTGAATACCGTCCATGATAACACCTTCCGATTTCTGCCCCAATTCATTAAAGGCTGCATCCATAGCGTCTTGCATCATAGACAGTTGTCCATTAATGGTTTTTGAAGCATTCTCGGACATCTGATAGAACTTACCACCTGCGGAAGTTGCGTCAATGAATGCCTGCTGTACCATTTCAGCCGAAATAGCTCCCTTAGACATTTCATCTTTGAGAGTCGCAATAGATTTACCAGTCTTTTCGGATATGATTTGCAGCGGATTAAATCCGGCATTGATCATTTGGTTAAGGTCTTGTCCCATCAGCTTGCCGGCAGCGGACATTTGGGAGAAAGCTAAGGTAAGAGAGTTGAATCTTTGTGTATCTCCCATAGATACATCGCCAATAGCTTGGAGGTAACGGGGGACTTTCTCTGCTTCGATATTAAACCCTAGCATCATCTGCGTTGCTTTCGTCACATCAGAAAACTCTAATGGAGAAATTTTTGCATACTCACGAACTTGGGTCATAAGCATATCAGCCTTCTCTTTACTACCCAACAAAGTTTGAATAGCCGTGTCAGCAGCTTGAAACTCTCCGCGGACACGAATCATTTCAGAACCTAATGCTTTCAGCGCGCTAGCACCACCAATAACCGCTAATGCTTTCTTCCAAGAAATTGCAATGCCATTGTTTTTTTCTACAACCTCTTTGGCATTATCGTTGTAAAGGGCGTATTCGTCACGGAGCTTTTTCACAGAAAGACGAGCTTCAGCTTGTTGCTGGGTAAGTCCGAACAAAGCTGCCTTTTCTTCATCTAAGGCTTTGCGAGCAGCATTGTATTCTTCCAGCTTACCAGTTGCAGATAGAGGGTTGCGTTTTAGTGTTATGCGATACGATTCTCCTAGGCGCTTTACATCAGTTTCAATATCTTTAACTACTGCCTTTTGAGCAATAATCTTTTCTGCGAATCCGTTAACAGATTGAGAGGCATCAAAAATTTTCTTTTTAAATCTCATTTCTATTTCAGCTCCGGCTTTAGCAGCATTAGTCACCAGTTCATCCAATCTTTGATTGGATATAGCAAGTTGGGTATTTAGAGTTTTGAAGGTAGCAGGGGATTGTGTTCCATCCACATTTTTCAACTCCTGCTTTAGTTTAGCTATTTCACTACGAAGTCTTACGACTTCTTCCCAATCACTTGCGACTTTGAAATATAACTTTGCCATACTTATTTCTTTTTTCTACGATTTGCTAATTCTTTACCACTGATTTTTTTTACTTTTTGACCGCTATAAATTGCATGGAGTTTATCTCGTTGCATCATTAAAAGGTTTCTATATGGAATGACTTCAAACACTTCCGTATAGCTTAAATGGAGAGTGTCAACCAAATGGGCTATTTGCCCGAAGAACGTTGCGTTTCCTACTGTTTCGGTCTTGCTGCCAGCATCGACACGTTCTTCATCAAGCTGACACACTGAAAAGCCGATATATCCATCATAGAGAAACATATTTCCAAAACTTCTTTGATTTCATCAAAGGTTCCGTTTTCCAAAGCCTTAGCCATATTCTCATTACCACAAATAAAACAGGAGATACCTTTCAGCATATCATCTGTGGCTCCGGGAAGTTTCTTGATAGCTTCCATGATGTTGTCACCTGTCATCCCAATATTGGAAAAATGATGAATAGCACTACAAATAACTTTGATTGTGGGCGGCTTGATTGTATAAACAACTCCACCTATTTCGACATTCTTAAAATCCAGCCCTAAAAGGGCATCAGAAACTATTTTTGCTGCTTGATTCATTATTCTAAATTGAAACAAGGGTGAAGCGAATACCACCACCTCACCCTTGCTGTTTACAATCGTTTTACCTTAAAATGTTACGCCACTGGTATCAAGGCTTTGATAGCTTCTTCTTCGTAATTGTATTCAGAAGAAACTCCTTCGATTCCCGGTTCCTGAACCATTCCGCGTACTGCAATGGCAATTGCTTTGTCCGTATTAGCTTCACGGGAAATGATACGGCATTTCGGGAAAATAAACCATACATCATCATCAGTCAGACAAAACAATGCTTTGTTGACGATAACTTTGTCCAAGGCACGCTTCCATCCGACATCTTC